GAGTGCTTAATATGGATTATTACAAAGAGTTTAATTTACCAGAAAATGCCACTGAAGATCAAATTAGGTCTGCAGTTGGCGCACCTTCTATTGAAGAAGAAAAATACTGTCTTTGTGGAAAGCTTCACGAAGATTGCAACGAAAATTATGAACACATGACATCAGGAGTATAATTATGTGGAACAGTGAAGATACAATTTTAAGCGTTTCAGAACCCAAAGTAATGGAGTCTGCGGCGGGTTTTTATGTAGGTCAGTCTTGTGAGACTGAGCTTAAGTGGGAAAATGGCACCACTGATATTATCGTTGAACCTTATGATAGGTTGAGCGGTTATTTTGCCACTGCTGAGGAAGCGGGTGCTTTCTTAGCATTAATTAATTAATTTTTTGAGAGGTATATTATGAGACATAGCAACAATTATATAACAACTGCACATACTGAGTGCGCAAGCGAAATGCTAGAAATTGAAGCATTTAGAAAGGTTGTGAAAACAATCAATAAAGAGAATAAATTTTTAGAAGGTAGATATTCATATCCTGGAACACTTCCAAGATATTATGTTAAACTTCAAGGTAGAGGTGCCAGAACTGTAAATGCTGTCAATGACGGTAAGCATCCAAGAAGTTATGATCAATTTCTTCCTCTAAAATATGCAGAAAAGGTGGATGTATATGTCTACACAAGATAAAGAAACAGCCTTTAAAGTAACTGCTAAAAACGGAAGAAAAATCGTAGCAGAATATGTTTTTGCCAATATGTTAGATGCTATTACATTCGAAGTTGGTATGAAAAAAGAAGGTTATAATACCAAAATGGAAGCAATTTATGTTTGAGACACTCGCAGTATTTTGCGTATGCATTATTGGAGTAGGTTATACTTCATATAAACTTGGAATTAAAGAAGGTAGTGAAAATATGTTGGGTCTTTTAGAAAAAATCGGTGTTATTCACATGGATTCAGAAGGAAATATAACTCCCAATATTCATTATAAGTCAAAACTTAAATCGTAAATTGTATAAATAGTAGTATAATTAATAAAAGGTACTACTATGAAACTATTACCATTACATATAGAATCTTCTTACCAATCAGAAGATGAGATCTTGCAAGAATTTAAATTCGCGAAAGAGATCGTACGTAAAATAAAAGCAGTATGGACATCGCTAAAAGGAGCTATTAAAAAGGCTTTTTCTTCTGCAGTTAAAAAGGCAGATTTAGGCGATGAAGTAATTTTTACTATTCCTGCGCAATTGAAAGAAGATATTTTTAAGGATGGTGATTTGATCAAAGAAGACACTGGCGCATTAGCAGCAATTAAAGGCAACTATAACGAAGCTTTAGTTTGTAAGTTCTTATTTGATTATAGAGGTTCAGAAGTCGATATCAATAAACACTATGAAAAATATCGAAGAGGTATCGACAAAACAGTAAATGATTGGGATGCTCAATTAAAAAGAGCGCTCAAGCCCGCAAATTATAAATCAGCAATAAAAATTATTAGAAAAGGTAGTGCAGATATGGCAAACTATTTAATTAGTAATGCCAAATCTCAAAACGCTACAATTATCGGTTGTTATTTAGACAACTTAGCATTCCAAGATGGAATAGATTTTAAAGCTGATATTAGAGTAGCCATTTTAAAAGAAGGAAAAGAAATTTTAGATGGTTATTCCCTCAAGCTATATTCAACAAAATCTGTTGGATTAGCAAATACAACCGCTAAAGGATTATGTAACCACTTAGGTGGTAAGAAAGCCGCAGAAGAATTCGAAAGACTTTCTCATAATAATGTAGAATTAAATCTCATGATCCAAAAGGCGAATGCCCTCAATAAAATTAAACAAGACCATAAACAGCATTTACGTGGAGATGCAAATGCTACAAATAGATTAAAATCATTACGTGGTCTTACAGATGAACAAATTGAAAAGTTAGATCAAAAACAAATTGAAGCAGAGAGAAGATTAGCAAGAGAGCCAATCAATCCAAAAGTTGCAGCAATTGTATATGATGTTCTAAAACCAATTTCACAAACTCCAGAGTTTGCAGAAAAAATATTAGACATTATGGGTTTCAATGATAAAGAAACAAAGATGCTTATGGCTATTACAACTGAAAAGAAAAGCCAAATTATTGCTAAGCATCCAGAACTAGATATGAATAATATAACTCTCGAAGATCCTAAAGGTCGTGTAACATTAAATTTAAAAGGACCAACAGGAAAAACAATTGTTACATTCGGAGTTAAAGAAGGTGAAAAAAGAGCAGTAAGTGGTCAGGTATCATTTGCTGGAATAGACCCAGAAGATTACGACGAGTATTTAAAATGAGATCATTTAAAAATTACGTACCATTAACAGAATCTAAAAACACTCATATGACTCATATTGAGGATTTAATTCTTGATGGTGGAGTTAAGGGGGCGCGCCAAGCTATCATCGCACTCAGGTCGTTGCGAGATATGTTACAAGGTAACGCGAAATCTGCAGTAGACGTTACGGTCAAGTGGGACGGCGCCCCCGCCGTTTTCGCGGGAGAAGATCCAGAAACTGGAGAATTCTTTGTTGCAAAAAAAGGAATCTTTGCAAAGAATCCTAAAATTTATAAATCACACGCAGATATAGATGCTGATACAAGCGGAGATCTATCTAAAAAATTAAAATTAGCATTCGATAATTTAAAAGACTTAGGTATCAAGGGTGTAATACAAGGCGATTTCATGTTTGATTCTTCAGATCTTAAAAAGGAGACAATCAATGGAATACCTCATGTGGTCTTTCATCCTAACACTATCGCTTATGCAATACCTTCTGATAGTTCTCTTGCTAAGGAGATTAGATCAGCTAAGATCGGAATTGTTTGGCATACAACGTACTCAGGAGCAACGTTCGAAACAATGAAAGCTGAGTTTGGTAGAGAAATTGTACCAAAGCTCAGAAAATCAAAAAGCGTTTGGATGCAAGACGCTACTTTACCAGATCTATCGGGTACAGTAACTTTAACACGTTCTGAAACAGATTTAATTAATAAGAAACTATCAGCTGCAGGTAAAGTATTTAAACAAATAGCTTCAAGTACGTTAAAAGAAATTGAATCAAATAAAGAATTAAATGCACTAATTAATATTTACAATAATACAAAGGTGAGAGAAGGTCAAAGAGTTACAGATACTAAAAAGCATGCAACTGGCTTGATTATGTGGGTAAATGCTAGATATCAAAAACAAATTGATAAGAGAAGTAGTCAAGCAGGAAAAGATAAACAAATTGCAATGAGAGATGATATTTTAAAGTTTTTTGATAAAAAAAATCTAAAAAACTTAGAAAAAGTATTTGAATTGCAAAATTATGTTATCGATAGCAAATTAATTATTATAAATAAACTAAACAAGCTTTCTAAAATAGGAACGTTTGTTAAAACTAAGTCCGGATTTAAGGTAACCAACCCCGAAGGTTTTGTTGCCATAGATCGTATGGAAGGTGGAGCAGTTAAACTTGTTGATAGAATGGAATTTTCTACCAACAATTTTAGCAAAGATATTATTAAAGGTTGGGATAATCCTAACTAATGGGTAACCGAGGATAAAATGAAGTCATTTAAAACACACGTTGAAGAAACGTCAGAGTCTCCAGATTTATCTGAAGCTATGACAATGGCGCAACGCATGAAAATGAAACAAGCATTTAAGCGCAATCGTGCTAAAATCATGTTAGGCCGAAAAAAGGCCGCCAAGAAACTCGCTTCCCCAGAAAAACTTAAGATAAGAGCTAATAAACAAGCTCGAGAAATTCTTATCAAAAAAATATTAAAAGATAAAAGCAAAGCTGATTTATCATTTTCTGGAAGACAAGCTCTAGAAAAAAAGATAGATAAAAAGAAAGCTGCAATTGCTAAGATAGCTAAAAAGCTATTGCCAGGAATTAAGATGAAAGATAGAGAAAAGCTTAAGAATAAGAATGCACCGAAAGGTCAGGGATAGTGAGAAATGCAGTTAAGAAGTTTTAGTCAATATGTAACAGAAGAACGAAAAGAAATGTATTTCGTGTTCGGTAGGTTTAATCCGCCTACTATTGGACACGAAAAGCTTTTTGATGTTTTAAAGAAAAAAGCTGGTTCAGCTAATATTAGAATATACGCGTCACAAACGCAAGATCCAAAAAAGAATCCTCTTAAATTTAAAGATAAAGTAAAATTTTTAAGAAAAATGTTTCCTAAATATGCACGTAGTATTATGGGAGATAGCGATGTTAGAACTGTATTAGATATTGCAGTAAAACTATATGAGCAAGGATATACAAGAATCATAATGGTTGCAGGCTCTGACAGAATTAAAGAATTCAACACATTACTAAAGAAATACAACGACGTAAAATCTAGACACGGTTATTATAATTTTGAAGATGGTATTACCGTAATCTCTGCTGGAGATAGAGATCCTGACAATGATGACGTATCAGGAATGAGTGCTTCAAAAATGAGAGCAGCAGCGGCAGATGGTGATATTCAAGCATTTTCAAATGGAGTTCCTGAAATGCCTGGCGGTTCTCAAATGGATTTATACTATGCAGTTCGAAAGGGAATGGGCCTTAAAAAAGAATCCGTAAAACACATTGATTTACCTAAAGTTTCAAATCAAAGAGAAGCATACGTAAAAGGTGCATTATATAATATTGGCGATAACGTAAAATTAAAAGAATCTCAAAGCGAAGGAACTATTACTAAATTAGGAACAAACTTTTTAGTAGTAGAATTTGGAGATTGGAAGAAAAGAGTTTGGATTGACGAGGTCGAATTACTAGAAGAAGGTGGAGCAGGAGATCTAGGAACTAAGAAGGTATTAGATAGATATCGTAAAGATACTCCATACGCAGAAGCTCAAGATCCAGATATCAAGGACAAAAAAGGAACACAGCCTAAAGCATACTATGCTAAAGATGCTAAAGGTAAAGAAATGTCCAAAGCAACAAAATCAAAGAGAGATGCACATTTCAAAAAATATGGTAAGATGGATGACGATAATCCAAACGCATATAAGAAAGCACCAGGTGATGCATCAGCCAAAACTAAACCATCAAAACACACCAAAAAATTTCAACAAATGTTTGGAGAAAAAACTCTTTCATTTGAAGATTTCCAAGTCGAAGATACAACTGCTGCACTGAAGAAAAAAGCAGAAAAAAGCGGTATGCCTCTTGGAATATTAAGACAAGTATTTAATAGAGGTGTTGCTGCATGGAAAACTGGTCATAGACCTGGAACAACTGCAATTCAATGGGGATTGGCGCGAGTTAATTCATTTGCGACAAAATCAAAAGGAACATGGGGCGGGGCTGATAAAGACCTTGCTGCTAAAGTAAGGGGAAGTTAATGAAACAATTTAAAGAATTAAGAGGTATGCTATCTGAAGCACTATCTAAAAAAATATCTGATGCAGAAGCTAGAAAAATACAGAAAAAATATAACCTAGCTATGGACCAATTTCAGGATTTAAAAAATGATTATTCACCAGCCAAAACACCAAGACCTAAAGCTTGGATATCACTTGATTATCCAGTAAGAGATGGTGATTACTATTTTGCATTTGTATCAAATGATGAAAAGAAGAATACTAAATTTAATAGTAAATTAAATGATGTTTTAAGAAATGTAGGTAGAGGTAGAATAGTAGGTGGTATTAATAAAGCAACTGAATTAGCAGATGAAATTTGG